GGACAAGAATGAAATAGCGCATGGGTTCATCGATGAAATATCAAAAACAGGCAACAGGGGCGAAGATATACACATATATTATAAGATATAACGCATTTTAGCAAATGGAGTATGTTCCTCCGTACTACATTTGCTAAAATCTCATATTCCTATTGTAATTCAAGAGCCGAGGCACTGCGCCTCGGCTCTTTTCGATCCTTGTATATCCGAGCCTGTCCGAGCCTTACCCAAGTCCTACCCAATATCTACCCAATATCTACCCAATATCTACCCAATCGGCGCAGATCTGCGCTCATTAAACCTTAAGCATCTCCGCTAATCTCTTTATAATAGTACAATACTTAAGATCCTTATCATCCAGTCCCAGACCTTCGCCTGTGCCCTGTATGATCCCGTTGTCAACACACCACTGAACGCCTTCATGCGCCCACTGCGGCATATTATCATCTATGTAATTGTATATCATAGGCTCGTCCGCCTTCCTTAATGCCTCAAGCTCCGCACCCATCTTATCTATGATAGTATCATACTTTGCTCTTACTGCCGCTATTTCTGCCTTTACCGCCGCTAATTCTTCCATATCAATTTCCTCGCTTTCTGTTATAATATCATAGTCCGGCCGACAAAATTTCGTGCCGGGCAGATTGCTGTTGTAATAGCTCTTCTTGCATACGCCTCCGCCGTTGGCAATTATCGAGCTGCCGCCCGAGGTGTTTCCTTCTACAGTTTCAAAGTGATCACCGTCAACCGAAGTTACTATTCCGGTATGGGTAAACGTGCCTTTTCGGTAAAATATCACAATGTCACCGCGCTTCGGGTTGGCGTTAAGTCCGAAAAACTCCGCCATTTTCGGACAGTATACATAGGGATAATGCTTTAACAATTTTTCGGCTGTTTCCTTTCCGAATGCCTGTACAAAGCACCATGTCACAAAGCAGGCGCACCACGGCTGTCCCTGATAGTCCGGCTTTATTTCCGCCCAGTACTTTGTATAGTTTTCTGTCCCCGCGTTTGCCGTCTTATCATACAGGCTGCTGTTGCTTGCCTTTTCGAGATAACCGACTTCATTCTCGGCTATCTCAATTACCTTATCTATCGCTGTCATGTCTCATCACCGTCCACTTCCGGCAAGCCTGCCACACTCGTCAACAGTGACAACACTCCCGCAAGCACCGCCGCCGATACTACCGCAAGCCAATTCACCTCACCCAAGACCGCCGATGTGCCTATCGTTGCTATCGCTGTCTGAGCGACTGTCTTTATCGCTCTTATTCCTGCCGCTTTTATCCATGATCTCATTTTGTTTCTCCTTTCTCCAGATCTGCTATTCTGTGGTTCGCCACCTTTATTTCCTCATCGATCACCGCGTCCGCCTGCTCGAGCCTATATACCCGCTCAATAAGGCTGTTGTGCTTGTCCTGCTTCTTTTCAAGCTGCTCTATGCGATAATTCACAAGCCTTGTATTTATTGTTATTCCGGCAAGTGTGCCGATCGCCGAGCCGAGCAGCCCTATAAGTGATACAATTATTTCTGTCGTCAATTTATTTCCTCCGTTTCGTCCGGACTTGTCGGGAATTCGAAGCTGAGCGGAAAGCCTTCTATATCTGTTATATCCCTCAATTCCTGTCTGTACCTTGTCCAAGCTCCGCTTAATATATCTTTCAAGCTCATGATGAACCCTGCTGCCGTTGATGTATCAAGCGTGAGCCTGTCGAGCGTCACCTGCTTGTCCGACTCGTCAAGCAGCCTGTTTCTTATCTTCCTTGCGACTGCGGCAGCCTCCTCTGCGTCACCGCGCTCCTGCGCCGCTTTCAGCGCAGACAGCTGCACATCCGGCAGCTCCGCTCTCAACCTTTCAAACATCTGCTCCTGCCTTATTTTCTTTATGCTTGTGTTCAAAATATCATTTCCTCCTTTCTATCTCTGATATTTATTCGGATCTGCATATCGCGCACGCCGCGACAATGCGGAGACTGTAATACGCTTGGAAGCTGCCGTTAACGCCTGAGTTTTGTATATAGTACGTACTGTACGTAGTCCAGTTATTAGGAGATCGTTCCCACCAGCCTTGAGCAGTTCCCGCGGAATTATATTTGATATGATCTGCCGTGACCGCTCCGTCATAATATGCAAACTGTGAGCCCTCGGAGATATTGTTGATCTGCTTGCCGGAAAGCTCTGTGTATGACGGCAGCCAGAATGTATCATCTGTAACATATGACGATTTCGCCGCGACCTGCTCATCATAATAGTTATTAGTAGCCGTGGTCACCTTTATTTTTCCTACTGCCTCCAAAAAGTCATCGTCAAAGCCTGCCATGAATCCGTTCGATGTCGCGGCATACCCGCTTGCGCGGTCGAATTTTGTCATCGGCTTCCACCATTCTCCGGCTGTGCCTGCTGTGTTCAGATACTGACGCAGCGACGAATCGCGCCAGCAGTTGGATCCGAAACGAGCACGTTCAAGCGTATTAAAATATCCGATCTCCGCTCCGGAGCTGTCCTTTATCGTATTACCTTTCTGTGCATACGCCGTACCTAAAAATGTTCCCTCCGAACCGTTTGATATACTGTATTTAGTTCCTCGCGCCGCGCCTCCGCCGTCAAGATCATCGATCACGGATATATAGCCTGTCGATAATTTTTTCTGAATGTCCCACGTAAGTCTGAAACCGCCGCCTGCCGGTATATCCCCGCCGTCGGGGATAGTAAACTGTATATCAACATAGTTCGTTTGCGTGCCTGCCGTATAGTCATTATATGAGCTGTCATATGACGTCGGGATCGAAAAATAATATGTTCCCGCCGCCAGTCCTGCAGCTGTGTAATATAATGCCTCCGCCGCGTCAAACTGCATAGCTGTATCATTCACATAGTGCATCAGCAGTATCATCGCCGGAACGTCGTTGCCTGCCGCGTTTGTCACGGTCTTATGGTCTACAACATCCCATACTATATCCGAGCCGTTCCACGGCGTTGTGAACTGCGTACCAATCGGAAACGCCGCCGCGCCGTTGCCGCTGTCTACAATTTTGCGTATTGTGTCCCAATCATCCGAATGTTCTCCCGATACGGCTGCCGCCAGCCCGTCAACACGTGTTTCGACCGCCGCTACTCTGTTTTCGAGCGCTGCCATGCTTCTCGAGACTTCCGAGCCGCCTAATTTTACAAACATAAATCAAACCCTCCTTGCCGCAATGCAGATGTTGCCTGCCGCGCTTGCTTTAATGTAGACCGCGTTTTCACCAACACGCATATACCGATAATTGTTATACGCTGCGCCTGCCGGCACGGTCAGATAATTGCCGTCCGTAAAGCCGTTCTTCACCGCAACAAGCAGATCTCCGCCGGTGTTGTTCATTATGTCCAGCGTGTAATTATCCGCATATTTCAGCGCGTATATTTCACCCGCGCTTGCCGCTATGCTTACGGTCTCTGATGCGTTAATGTTTTTCATAGCTTACCGCCTTTCTTAAATAATAGTTTTTAAAATCCTCTTTTCGCAATAGCATGACACAATTGCCCCCAAGTAATATCCGAGGGCATTATATAATATTTTTGCTCATTCAGCGGAGCATTAAAAAGGATCTCATCGCCTTCTTTAAACGAAGCAGGGGCTCCGGTAACATAATTATAGAATCCGAATGAGTCACCACCAACGCACCATGGTACGTCGGATCCACGCACAGCCACACATTTGATCCATCCTGTATTATTTGTATCTATGCGATTTACGGTGACGTACACCCAAGGCACATCAGGATCGTAGGCGGTTGTCGATGTGTTATCGGGTATCTCTTTCGATAACAGCCTATACACATCAGATATACAGCTTTGTACAAATGCTGTCGTCGCAATTTGCGTTGTATTTGTGCCTGCTGATGCCGTTGGCGCTTTAGGTGTACCCGTAAACGTAGGTGATGCCAGATTTGCTTTGACTTTTACAGTCTGCTCTAATTGATAGACCGCATCAAAAACCTCCCTCATACTTACCCAGTAATTATTTTTATAATTAAATGTATAATCAGCTTTATTTTCATCAAGCTCATTCATAAGCTTTTGTATTTCCGTTATACAATCAAAGATTCTCGCGAATAAAAAATTATGCTCCGATGCCGCCGGTTTATATCCCGGAATAAAACCGTCTTCTTTTAATTCGCTCGACGGCTCCAGGCCTTTGTTTTTCCATTCAATGGGTATTTTTTCAAAATCCATAGCTTTATACACTCCTTACTCTGTCATTCCGTAATAGCCACCTGTTATTCCGCTGCTATCACCGTAACCACTCTCTTCTGAATATTCATTGTCTCTGTCGGAATATTCGAAAGTACCCGTAAAGTTATACCCTTCAATTTTTACGTTTGCCGGTAATAATTTTGAAATTATCTTCAATATCTGAGTCGTTTTTAAATTAGCTCGTCCGATAACTTCAAGCGGTATGCTTTTAATGGTTAGAGCATTTTCATTTTCGCTCTCGACAATATGTATCTCCGAAGGATCGCATTGCAATATATATGCAAGGGCTTCCATAAGCTTAGAAAACGAGCCGTCAGCTAAATTCTGCATTATTTTAGCCTTTAGTCTTATGAGGTACTGTATATCATCGGAGTCACCGCGTTTACATTGCAGTTTTTCACCGTACCATAAATCAAGAGTGGTACCATAGGCATTATCAATATCCAGCATATTCAGCATTTGATTGTATCCGTCGCTCAAATCACTTGATGAGCCTTTATTAATTTGAAATATCTTGTAATTATTACCGTCTTTTCCTTTTGAAAAGGCATCCGGTAAATTTTTGACCGGATCATTATAATTTATATATCCCACTGATCACACCTCTACTGTCGCTATTTCTATAGTACCGCTCTTTATGATCTCTATATCGGATACGTCAATATTTTTTGTTGTATCGTTCACGATAAGAAGAGTAACATCCTCAATACCCGATACCCTATGAATATATTCATAAAGCTTTGAGTATATCAAGCTTTTACCGATTTTGAGATTATTAATATAATCCTTTATACTTTCTCTGATTTGCGTAACTCCGTCCGTTTCAAATTCATCAGTTACTGTGCAGTTTATTTTTACATTTGCCGTTTTTTCAGAAACAAGCGTGAATTTAACGTTGTGGTATTCATCAGCGTCATCTTTTACGGTTACAACCTCTACACCGCTTTGCCGCACGCCAAATGGCTGTTTTTCGAAAATCGCTTTTGCGATTTCGTCAGATAATGCTTCATCAGCGTATACGATAACACCATATGTGTCTTTCGCTATGCTTAAATCGTCGGATACTTCAATATCTTCATCCGTAGTATTATTCTTGATAATGCAGGCCTGAACTCCGTTGATCCTCATTACATTTGATATAATGGCTGCTTCTGTGTTGCTTCCGAGCCCGTCTACTATTTCATTATAACGATCCCGAAACTCGGCATCCGTTTCCGCATTTGCTCCCGAAGATAGCTGCTTTAAATACCGGACAAGTGAAATATCGTTATTAACAGTTACCGTAGCATTGATATTTTTAATGTTTCCTACGGTCCCGGCGTCTGTACATTGCACCGTAATATCAATATAAAACAGCTTATTCTCAGTGTCGGTAGGATTAACTATTACGCTGTCGGATGTCGCGTAAAATGTCACTCCGGCGCTGTTTCTGAATAATGTGCCTGCTTTTATCACATAATTTTCCGTGCCGTACACTCTTATAAGGTGTTTGGCACAGGTTGCGACATTCCTTTTAGCTCGTACAAACGAGCCTAATCTATCGAGTGATACACCGGTTGCCGTCGCAGGTGAAAAGCTATAATATACCTGCTCTGCCGTTTCATACAGCTTTTTATCCGTAGCAGCCTCAATTCTTAAAAATTTTCCAAGCGGTGTTAAAGAGTCGGTTGCTATATCATCGCCGAATAATTCTTTTGCCCTCTTGATTTTATCCGAAAGGATTTCATTGTACGTCGGACAATAAAAGCCTTTATCCGTTATGCCCCATAGGTCTATAGCCATATATTATTCCTTTCTCAATTCAAAGACTTATTCACGGTGATAGCATCACCTTCCGTTTCTCTTGCGATAAAGCCTATTGAAGATTTTCTGCCCTCAACAGAATAATCAAAATCTTCAATAATTCTGTTCGGATTTACCTGATATATTCCTGACTGGACCTGAGATCGGACCATATCCGCCGTGACACCCTTACCGAGTATCTGTTTAAAGTCAATACCTTCATTTTCATCAAAGGCCCATTCACCTTTATTCGTTCCGAGCACGGTTTTTATAGTTTGTTTTTCAAGCTCTGTGCCTTCTGCCATATCAATAACTCCGTCAGTTATTGATATATCGCCGTTTTCGGTAAGTTTAAAGCTCTTCATTTTTATCACCTCACAGCACTTTCAAAATAATACTGTCATTCATATCATGATGCCTTTTCGATTCTGCCGGAATACCGTTTAAGGCATAAGTAATATCACGTTCACAAACTGCGCAATAAACAATATCACCCGGGCACAGCGCGCACGGCATCAATACCTGTTTTACGTTTGTTTCTGTTTTCAGACCGGAACTGTCACTGTAGCTTACTTCCGAAATATATTCAATATCCCGGGCCTCATATTTGACGTTCGGAGGTATAGCAGCAGTTACGACAGCTTGCTCAATATTTTTTCCGTTTGCGTCTTTGGTATACGTAAGAGGCTGTACTCTTGCGGTATCCCCGTTGACATTAATGACCTTCGCTATATAGCCGGTATGCAAATTTATAATTGCTCCGTTTATTAAACTGTTAAAAAAACCTATATCAATCATAAAACACCTCTTATGCGTTATCGATCTCGGTCTGTGTCCCGTTCCAGGATCTCAGCGATTTACCGGTACGTCTATACTCAATAGCGCATTTAGTACGTCCTACACCTAAAGCGGTATAAGTATTAGGCGGTAAGTCGAGCGCAGTATCGTGGTTGTATGTGTTGTGCGCTCCGAAATTACCGCTGTCCGCAGTGATCGCCAATATTGATTTCCCCGTATCTGGACTGCGAACCTCAAGAATAACTCCGTAACCGTCAGCTAATTCAGGGTAATCTGCCTTGGCGTACCGGGAATTATAGCAGCTTGCCTGCTTTACGCAGTAGAACGGGATCGCTACATGGCATCCGCCTATCCTGTTATAATTAAGTCCGTTCCAGCCGCAAATACTGTTATCGTCTCCGTCCCAGCCGTAGGTAGTAGCCATATGCCCTGTTACCCAGCCTTCGCCGGCGGAGCTGCTTTCCGTAGAGCTGACATCATCCGCTTTTGAATATCTTAAAACGCAATCCCACGGATAACTTCTGTACGGTACATTAGCTACTATACCGTAATCTTTCCCTCGTGCTTCAACCGTAGTACCTCCGTCGACCATAACAAGTGCGGCATGATGTATTTCATTAAGTAGAATATCGCCCTTCTTCATGCCGGAGCCTGTTGACAGATCGCACGAGCTTGTAACATCTTCAAAACCGCACTTTATAGCAACGCTTTTCAAATTTTCGGTATACGTAGCACCGCTTGATCTGAGGGGTATTCCTGCCTGCTCATACGCGCAAATAACAAAATGCCCGCAGTCATATCCGCCGTTTGATCTTCCCCATCCGCCCCAGATGTACTTATAAGAGTCGTCATTAGCTATATTGATCGCCCATAATACCGCGGCATCGACCGCGCCGTTTGAAGTGCCGGTACTGTTTTCGGAAACGGCAGAAGCGTCCTCTGTCTGTACTATTTCCGTCGTGATATTTTCGATACATTTGATCTCTGTAGTAGCGCTTAGCCCGTCATAAGAATGCGTTCCGCTGCAAACTCTGAACGTGCCTTTATAGTCTTTGCTTTCGACCTCTACAATTGCCGCCGTTGTCATTCTGTGCTGTGCGAGCATAGTTATGTTATAGCCTGTCACCGCGTCCTTGTATTCTTCTGAGGTGCTTTCCTCCTCGAACGGTTCTGGGCTGTCTATCATTCCCGTTTCAGCCGTGATCGTGAAATGTATGTTATCGCCATCCCAGATAGGACGACAATAAATACGCTGCTTATTCACCCACACGGACACACCGCACACATCGGAATAGGTCTTTATATTTTCTGCGATACTTCCTTTTACTGTCGTCGTGCTTGTATAGGTATGATCGCGCTGAACCTTAAAGACCCCTATCGGCAATCCGACTTGCTCTATCAACGATTTTAATATGCCGCTCGCGGTCGTTCCCGCTTCGAAAGTCTTCTCAACAACGGAACCGTCTGTATAATCGAAATTATCCAGCACATATATTTTTGTTATCTTATCGCATTCCTCGTGGTATGTTTTGACCGCCGAGATCTTGCCGCGTAATATGACACCCATGTCAGTGCCGTAGCCCGCGGTAATCGTAAGCTCATTACCCTTTTTCAGGTTACTTACAGTCGCATTGCTCAGATTATATATTACTATCGTTGCTTCGTTAGGAACAATATCATCATCAAACGGTATATCATACTCAAAGTCAATGTTCTCATTTGTTATTCTGGTATTTTCCGTTTCAATAACCGCATTGAATCCATATTGCCCCGAAGGGAGCTTAATATCCTCGTCAAACTGAGATAACCCGAGATCTACCGCGCCTATCAGTTCTGAAGCTCTTTTGGTAGTTCTGTTATCGAATACTCTTTCTGTTGCCATTTAATCACCTGCATTGTCAATTTCAAGAAAAACCGTAGTATTAAAGTTATCCCATGTGACCCGATTTTCATTATTGCTGTCATCTACAGGCGTGACAGACAACGCCGGATATATTCCCGGCTGATACAATTGACCGAATAACCGCGTGCCGTAAACGATCGGCTCGATACATATCAGATCGCCGGATTTATACAGACCTATCGTGAACAGGTCTGCTGTTTCATTATATCTGATCTCAAGCTCGTACTGTGTCCGCGGTAAGGCTATAGAAAATCGATATGGGATATTTGCTTTTTCGATCAGGATCCTGTCTCTTTTTACGCTCATGCTTTTTTACCTCGTTCCCAACAGAATTTTTACGTCAGCCTGCAGTGTATCGTAGTCACCAAACACGTCAAAAGCGGATGGATTCGTTCTCATGACCCATTCCATAGCGGAATATGATACCCCATCTATAGGATCTCGCCTGAGGTTCTTATACGGAGCGTCATCAGCCGCAACCAAACCATAAACGCTGTCTCCGATTTGGACAGTATACCATACCTCCGAATTGTCACCGGTCGATATTTGCTGCACGCTGTTGTTTGCAATAAAATCACCGCTGTATGAATTAACACCGGTTCTGCACTGCATAAGAGTCAACTGAATATCTGCGCCGCCGTTCACAGTATTCGGATGAGATGAGGTAAAGCTTGTTATTTGATAATTTTCCAATAGATTTCGCCCTTCATACCTGACCAACGCGCCCGTATTGCAAAACAAATCAAGCTGCTTCAGGACCCAATCCGCATTTCTGCGGATACCGGCTGCAGGGTTATCCGCAGCCGGATCATCGAAATTCGTAAATGTCGTTCTCACTCGTCCGGACTGACCGTTATACGTATTGCTGAATACAATATCTGATATTTCATCATCGCTGCTGTAATCTCTGATGTTGTATCCGGTGGAACTTTTGTTTATCACATTGAAGCAGCACCATTCAACATATGCGTTTTGTATTCTGACCGTGCTTCCATACGGCATACAGACCTCAAATTTAACATACATCACTTCACTGCTGCCATCCGATACATCAATAGGAGACAGGGTATCATCAAGATACTGTAATTCACCGGTATTGACCCACTGTACTCCGTCCTCAAACGCCAGGATCTCATTGTTTAGCCTGTCGAAAGTCATTGTTTCAAATTTACTGCCGTCTTTTTTGCAAAGACTTATCCACGCTTTTATAGGATCCGGGGTTTGCCGTGATTCTTCGGCGGCGTATTCTGTATAGCTTACGGCCTTTCCCTTAACAGATAATTCAGTGGACTGCGGTTTAACTGTATCTGTTATGTCTAT